TTGATGAAAATATGTTGCCTGTAGTTACTCCACAAGCACTGTTAATACCTGCTTTTAAGAAGATAGTTACAAGAGATAAGGATAGATTTAAAGAATTGGCTAAGAAAGAACTTGCTTTTTTGTTCTTATATTGTAATTATAATTCTGATTTTACTGGTTTGCCAGATGCAGAGAGATTAGATGTATGTAAACAAGAACTTAAACTACCTGATAATTGGGTAATAGATAAGTATATCGAAGACGCAATAGTGGAATATGTTAAACAGACAGAGTCTAATAAACCCTTTATTAAGTTTCTTAAATCTTGTTATACAGGTTTAGAGAAGATAAGAAAGTATATAGAAGAGATAGATTTATCAGAACTTGATGGTAATGGTAAACCTGTATATTCAGCTAAAGACTTGGTAATGAATATAGGTAAGGCAAGTGAACTTATTACTTCTATATCTGAATTAGAAGAGAAAGTTAAAAAACAAGCATTATCAACTGCCAAAGTTAGAGGGGGCCAGGCAATAGGATCATTTGAAGATCCTGATTAACAATATGATAGAAACCAAAAAACATTTTAATACTGATAAATGGAGACCTTCTGCATTATATTTTAAGAAATATGGTGTATATACTCATTTATACCCAAAATCAAGTGCTTGGAAAGAGTTCTGGAAAGAAGAGAAAAGAAGATGTTTAAAAGGGTATGTTGTTGATGATGATTGGATAACTGGTTATCATTATTTCTATTTAAACTATTGTCAGATACAAATAGTTATACCAGTAGAAGGAGCAGAGAAATCAAAGTCTGGTAAGATTAAATCTGAAAGGAAAACAGACTTCCCTGAATTTTGGGATAGTGATTATGATTACTTTCACTATATAGAAGAAGCTGAAAATGAAGGAGAACACGCTGTAGTCTTGAAAGCCAGAGGCAGGGGTTATTCTTATAAAGGTGGTTCTATGTTATGCAGGAACTACTTTCTTATCCCTAAATCTTTAAGTTACGCTATTGCTTATAATAAGGAATATCTTATTAAAGATGGTCTTTTAAATAAGGCTTGGGAAGTAATGGATTTTGTAGATAATAATACTGCCTGGACTAAGAAGAGGGATTATACTACTTCTATTATGCACAAGAAGGCTTCTTATATGAAGTATATTAATGGTACTCCTAATGAACAGGGATATAAATCTGAAATCATTGGAATAGCTGTTAAAGATGATCCTGATAAGATTAGAGGTAAACGTGGTAAACTTATTCTATGGGAGGAATCAGGTATGTTTCCTGATTTATCTACTCTTTGGGATATAGCAAGATCTTCAGTAGAACAAGAGGGATTTGTTTACGGGCTTATGATTTCCTACGGTACTGGAGGGTCAGAAGAATCTGATTATGCAGGACTTGAGGAATTATATTATAATCCAGAAGGATATAATGTTCATGGTGTTCCTAATATATGGGATGAGAATAGTGAAGATAAATTAAGTGGATTCTTTGTACCCCAATATATGAATATGAAGGGGTTTGCAGATGCAGATGGTAATTCTGATATAGAAGCTGCAATTGCATCTATTGATGCAGATAGAGAAAAGATATTAAAGAAGACTAATGACCCAGATGCTCTTTCAAGGATTATAGCTGAAAAACCTAAGACTCCACAAGAAGCCATGCAAAAAGTTGCAGGTAACTTCTTTCCATCTACTGCTATTAAACAATGGATTAGACAGATAGAATCAAGTGATAAACTTAGCCAAGTAGGTATTAATGGGGTAATGGTTAGAACTAATGAAGGTTTAAAATTTGAAATGGATGAAGATTTACAACCTATAGATAACTTTCCACTTAAAAAAGGACAAGATTTAACTGGTTGTATAACTACTTATTGGTCTCCACATAGAGATGCTAAAGGGCAAGTACCTGATAATCTGTATTATGCGTGTTCAGATCCCTATGGTCTTACTACTACTGGTGGCAAGTCTTTAGGAGTAACTGAAATATATGTTAATGAAAATAACTTTACTAAACACCCAGCGGATACACTTGTAGCCATATATGTAGGTAGACCAAATGACCAGGATTACTGGAATGAGCAGACTTTTTCTTTATGTGAATACTATAATGCTAAACTTACACCTGAAAATGATAGGGGGAATATAGTAGATTATGCGAGGCATCATAAACTTCTTCAACAATTACAACATGAATTTCCTATACTTAGTAATAAAGGTACTATTAGAAATGTACTTGGTAGAGGATATGGTGTTTCAATGAGTGATGCAGATACAAAATTACAAGGAGTTATCTATTATAAGGACTGGCTTTTTAGAAAAAGAAGTAAAGATGAACAAGGAAATCAGATTTTAACTTTGCATACTATTTATAACCTTTATTTATTAAAGCAACTTTTAAAGTTTGATATGCAAGGAAACTATGATGCTGTTTCTTGTGCTCTAATAGGGCAATATGTAAGAAGAGAAAATATAAATGTAATGATTAATAAAGATACAAAATCAAATTCTATGAAGTTTAGAGAAATGTTTCAAAGAAAATAATTATACTTGTACTGTATGGAAATGCAACCACAGGCAATACCCTTTGCCAAAAAAGATTTAGATTGGGCAATTAAAAATATAGATTACTTTATAGGGATGTCTATATTTGGTACTACAAATCAGGTTTATAATAATAAACTTGAAATGCAGAAAGCTTATGAAGCATATGATGGAGATCTTAATATGGAAGAGTATAGAGATATACTTGAACCACTTGGAATAAATACTCCTAAGAATATAGGGCCAGAATTAAAAGTAAGGAATTTTCCTATTATTAAACCTACTATAGATTTAATATATGATACTTATGTATTAAAACCTAAAAATGCTACTGTACTTGCTATAGATGCAGATGTTGAAACTATGAGATTATCAGAAATGAATGATGCTCTTACTTCTGCTACTCAACAAATGGCTATTAATGATCTTAACAGTAGGGGGATAGATACAGGTAAACCTTCTATACAAACTCAAACACTTCAACAAATAACTGATTCTTTCTCAAGAACTAATTGGAAAGATAAAAGAGCTAATACTGGTCAGAGTGCACTTAATTATATATTAAAGAGTAATGAAGTACATAGGAAGTTTAAGAAAGGATTCTTGGATTTTCTTATAGCTGGTGTAGTATCCACACTTAAAGAAGCTAATGGAAATGAGTTAGATTATATGACTCTTGACCCAAGAGATGTAGATTATGATAAGAATGCTTATAATGATTTTATAGAAGATGGTGGATGGGCTTTAGTAAGATATAGATCTACTGTATCTCAAATTATAGATGTATTCTATAAAGATATGGAAGATGCAGATGAGATAAACAATCTGTTTAAGAATACTACTATGTCTTATGCAGATAGTGCTTTTACATCTTTTACAGATAAGGATAGGTATCTACTAAATCCTAATGAAGTAGAAGTAGTAAGGGTATTCTGGAAATCAATGAAGAAATTAGGATTTGTTACTTATATAGATGAGTTTGGGAAAAAACAAACTAAAGAAGTAGATGAATCTTATAAAATAGATAAAACAATAGGGGAAGATGGTTTACCTGTTGAAAGTGTAGAATGGACATGGGTAAATGAAGTATGGGAAGGTACTCGTATAGCAGGTAAGATATATAAAAGAATTAAACCATTTGATGTACAAAGAACATCACTTGATAATCCTTCTAAATGTAAACTACCTATTAATGGTAGAAATTATTATGCAAGAAATGCAAGACAGTTATCCCTTGGTTCTTTTGGTATCCCTTTTCAGATTATATATAATATATATAAGAGTAGGCAAGAAGACTTAGTTAAAAAGAATAAAGGCAAGATAGTTAAACTTAACTTAAATGCTAAACCTAAAGACTGGTCTTTTGAAGAATGGCTGTTCTATGCTCAAGAGTTAGGCTTTATGGTTGAAGAAACAGATATGGGCAATGTATCTGGGCAACAGGGGGTATTAGACTTAGAATTCTCGCAATCACTATCTGTAATTGGGGAACTATTAAGGTCTGTTAAAGAAGAGTGGGATGAATTAGCAGGTATAACTAAACAGAGAAAAGGTCAGACAATGGCTTCTGAAACATTTGGTTCTACTGAAAAAGCTATTAATCAGTCTGCTCTTAGTACTGAAATATATAATAATCTATATGAAGATTTTGAAGAAAGGGAATATAATGGACTACTTGATACTTCTAAGGTTACTTGGATAGAGGGGAAGAAAGCATGGTTCTATCTTCCTGAATATGGGCAACAATTTTTAGATGTAGATGGTATTCAGCATTCAGAAACTAATTATGGCATATTTGTATCTAATAGCTCTAAAGATGAAGCTAAGTTTAAATACATACAATCTCTTGGTGAAAGAATGTTACAGCAAGGTGTTCCTGCTTCAGCTATCATTGAAATGATAGATTCTGAAAATATGAGTAAGATTAAAGAACTCATTAAGAATGCAGAAGATTTACAAGCTAAGCAAAAACAACAGGAAACTCAACAAGAGCAACAACAAGAAGCAGCTATTGAGAAATCTAAGATTGATATGATTGAAGAAGGTCTTAATAGGACTGACTATAATAAAGAACAAGATAGGGTTAAGGATATTAGGGTTGCTGAAATTACTGCTCTTGGTAGAAGTCAAGACCCACAAGATGCTATGGCTGAAGCTAAGCTTGCCCTTGAAGATAAGAAATTAGATCAAAAAGAGAAAGAACTTAGTCAGCAACAAATTAAGAATGATGAAGAGGCAAGTATAGAAAGAGAGAAGTTAGCTTCAAATGAAAATATAGAACAAATGAAAATTAAAGCAGGTGCTTATAAATCTGCTTCCAAATAAGGGTTTTCTTCTTTCATTTTTATATTTGGAAATAGCCAGTAGAAATACTGGCTATTTTTGTTTATATTAAAAATAGTGATATTAAAAAATGCTATATAAATTAATAACATAAAGGTTAGGAATATATAATAGATACATATGATAAATATAATAATTATTATTGTACAATACATTTATGGAAATAAATCAATTAGATGTCCTTGATAATATAACCAAGGAGGCAGGATTTGGAAAATATGCACCAGATGCAATTAACCCAATAGTAGTAGAAACCCCAGAACAAATAGCAGAAAAGGCAAGGATTGCCGATGAAGCTACTCAAAAAGCAGAAGCCGATAAACTTGCTGCTGATGAATTAGCTAAAGCAAATGAAGGTAAAACTGCTGAACAAATTGCAGAAGAAGCTAAAGTTGCCAAAGATGCGGCAGATGCTGAAACAGCAAGACTATTAAAAGAACAAGAAGATGCAGATGCACTTGGTCTTATAGGTGGATTACTTAAAAGGCAAGGATTTGATACTGATGTTCAATTTGAAGAATCAGAAGCAGGACTTGATAATGTAGTAGATGCCATATCAGATGCAAAAGCAGTTGATAAAGTAAATGCTTATTTAGATTCTATTCCTGGTCTTCGTGAGTATGCAGATTTCATTCAAGCTGGCGGAGATAAAGAAAAACTCTTTAATCTTTCACAGGAAGAACTTGATTATTCAAAGGTTACTGTTGAAGGTAAAGATAATGAAGCTAACCAGAGAGTTATTATTCAAAAGTATTTAATGAAGCAGGGTTTTAAAACTGCTGAAATTAATAGTGCCATTGAACAATATGAAGCTGGTGGATTACTTGAAGCACAAGCTAAGATGTCATTAAAAGTTCTTACTGATGGTCAAAAGACAGAAAAAGAACAATTATTGGCTTCACAAAAAGCTGCTGCCCTTAAAGATAAACAGGATAATGACAATTATTGGAATGCTATAAATGCTAAACTTTCAAGTACTGAAGCTATCAAAAATCTTAATATTCCGATTAAGGATAAAAAGAATGTATTTACTTATATGGCAGTTCCTGTTAAAGATGGACTATCACAAGAGCAAATAGATATGAGAACTGAAGATGTAGATACAAGAATTACTCTTGCCTATCTAAGGATGAATAAGTTTGATATATCTAAACTTGTAGCTAATGTAGCTAAAACACAAGTAGCGGAAACTAAGAAATTAGCTTTTAAATCAGCAGGACAACAAAAGATTGAAAGTGGAGCACAACCAAAAGGAACTCAAGATAGTATTATAAATCCAAACACAATGTTTGATGATTTAAGGAAATCAAGTGGAATCAATATTTAAAAAAAATAAAACAAAAATAAAACAATAACAAACTATGGCAGCTAATAGATATGTCTATGAACAACCGTGGCAGGAAAATGCTAAATTTACTAACGCTGATTTTTCACGTATGTATCTTGATGCACCAACTAAAATTGGCCCTGCAATTACATTCATGTTAGGTAAGGATAATATATCCCTTAACCCTATTACAATGATGACTGAAGGTGTTGGAGCAGTAATGACTCCACTTAAAGGTCAGGATTATGAATATGATGTAATGTCTAATATCGTAAAACAGATTCCAATTGCAGTTACTACAACTGGAACTACTTGTGGTATTGGCTATCAATCATTTAAAATTCAATTTGCTGAAAAGCATTTTGCAAATGGTTATACAATTATATCTCCTAATAAATATAAACTACGTGTAGTAGGTGATCCTAAACTTGTAGGGACTAATTGGGAATATATTGTAGTAATTGCAGGTAATGGTAATCCTAATGCTTTTGTACCAGCTTCTGAATTGACCCAAGGTACATTCTTCACTAATCTTTATGCTAACGTAGCTGCTGGTGGTTCAAGGGGTAACTCTTCTAACATCACTGCTCCTGCTAAAATTCGTGGACAGATTGGTGTACTTAGGAAATCATATGCTTGGGAAGGTGCAGTTGCTAACAAAACAATGACCATTGAATTTAATGGTTCTAAATTGTTCTGGCCCTTTCAACAATATCAGATTGAAAAACAATGGCAAATGGAAGTTGAAAACTCACTTGTCTATTCAACTTCAAATAGGGCTGATGATAATACCTATAATCAATATGATGAAAATGGTAATCCTATTATAGAAGGTGATGGTTTGTTTGCACAAATTGGATCTAAGGATACTTTTGGTTTGCTTTCAGAATCTAAAATTGACCAAGTAGTTAGGGATACTTATACCGGTATGAAGGATGCTGAAAATAAGGTTATCACTCTTATGACTGGTTTAGGTGGGGCACAAGATTTTGATAAAGCCATCAAAGCTGGTATCTTGGGTTCTGGTTTCACAGTTATTACTGATAAAACTTTCATTGAAGGTGCTGGTTATCAATTGAGGTCTACTGGTTACTTTGCTGCATATGACCATCGGGATGGTTATAAGATTGTAGTTAAGAAAACTGACCTTAATGATTTTGGGCCTGTAGCAGTAAATAGTCCTAAACACCCTATTACTGGTCTGTCTCTTGAATCTCATAGGTTGACTTTCTTGGATACTGCTCATTATGATGGAGCACCTAATATCATGGGATTGTATGATGAGAATATACAATTCTCTCGTGATGCAGTTCTTGGTGTGGGTTCAGTTCCTCCAGGATTCCCTTCAACTTCTAACAGGAGTTCAGATGTACATGCTCACTCTATTCACTATATGAAGTCTTGTGGTGTTGTTATCCGTAGACCTAATACAAGCATTGAT